AATGGCGATGTTGTACAGAATAATGGTAACCGATTCCAAATAACAACTGGTAACGATAATGTTCATATTACAGGTGTTTGTAATTTAACAATCGATTCGACTTGTAATACAACAATCGGCGGTGATTGGAATATTAATGTAGCAGGCAATAAAAACGAAACTGTTGGTGGTAGCGTAACAGAAACTTATACTGGTAGTCAAACAACAAGTGCAGCATCAATGGACATCGATGCAACTAGTGGTAATATCGATATGGATTCATCAGGCGACATTTTATTAAACTAGGAGAATAATATGCCAGGCATTACAAGAAAAGGTGACTCACATCAAGGGCATGCAAGTCCTACTCCTAACCCGTTTCATAAAACAACTTATGCTGCAGGTTCTCCTAATGTAAAAGTAAATGGTAAAGATGCAATAAGAGAAGGAGATTCTACTGGTTGCGGAGATACAGCAGTAGGTAAAAGTAGTAGAGTAATTGTAAATGGTAAAGGTGTTCATCGTATTGGTGATTCAACAAGTGGTCATGGTAGCTGGGTTCCGAATGCTTCAGCACAAGGCTCAGGAAATGTAATTGCGGGGTGATGAATGGCTAAACCAAATTATGTATCTTTATTAGCACAAATAGCAGCAGAAACAGATCCTACTGCTAAGGCTGCATTGGAAGCTCAATGTTATCAGTTTCCAGAGCCATTAACAACTGAAGAAGAAAATTTATTTAATTATGTATCGACTGATTATTTAGAAGATACACCAGGAACAACATCGTCGTATATTGGAATATACTATGGAGAAGACGGGATAATACAATGACAATAACGAAAAGAGGAACAAAGGGTAGTGCGCTAACTTATAATGAGATGGATGAGAATATCCGAGATCTCTATGAGGACACTACGATTAATCGTGTATTTACTAATGCTTCAGGCAGTGGATCAGATGTACAGCATTTAACGTATGCAGCACCATCTAATAGCGCGCTAAATGATCACGATGATCCAGGATTTATAACCGTTAACTATAATACGCGTCTTAAAATGGCCCAGGTAGATGAAGATGGTGAATCCTTTTGTTGTGCGAATATGTTAGATATGAAAAACCATAATATTATTGGTGTTAATCATCTTGCATTTTCTGACTCTGGCCCAAGCGAAGGATTAATATGGGATAATACTAAAATATTCGAATCACCTGATGATCTAACTACTAATGGACCTGGTAATTTACAGTTTATATACGACGGCAATAGAAAGCTAACAGTTAATACGCACGGAATTGATGTTGTTGGTACTAAAATACAGCTTACAGGTGCAAATCCAGAATTAGTGCTGAAAGATACCAACTCGACAGAATCTCAATGTGTTATAAAGAACCATGATGGAACTTTAGACCTTAAAGCTGATGTAAACTCAGAAAGAAGTAATACTAGGATAAGATTCTACACTGATGGTACACAGCACATGGAGCTTAAAGGCGGCCTGTTTGGCATAGGCGTTACTAGTCCTCTTGCTAAACTCCACGTAAGAGGGTCAAACTCAAGTGCTACTGATGTCGCTGATGGGACTTTAATAGTAGAACAGGGTTCAGCACCTTCTATACAAATTCTTTCAGCAAATACACAAACTCAGTCAATAAAGTTTGGTGACCCCGAAGATGGTGACGTAGGGAAAATAAATTATTCTCACGCTACCAACCACATGGCTTTATTTACAGACGGCACAGAGGCTATACGTATAGACTCATCACAAAACGTAGGTATAGGTACTAGTCCAACTGAAAAATTAGACATAGATGGTGATTCAATAAGACTACGGCAATCACAAACACCCGCATCAGCATCTGCAACAGGTACTCAAGGACAAATAGCTTGGGATGCAAATTATATGTACGTATGTACAGCCACTGACACTTGGAAACGTGCTGCATTATCTACTTGGTAATAACTAAACGAATCGCATAAAGCGTATAAATACTATTATGGCTTATACTTATACTTCAACAACGTCGACTGTAATCACACCAACTGGTACTCAGACTATTGTCACACCAGTAGATTCTGAAGGTGCAACTGGTAGTGATGGTACAGTTACGTCTGTTATAAGTAATGCACAAAGTTCTTCGATAGAACGCTACAGTGATTTAAATTTACAAATGATTCCGCATCCACAGAAAAAAGATGTTCTACCAGTTATTGGTGAACAGGCTGTAAAAAATGCAATACGAACTTTGTTGCTAACAAATTTTATGGAAAGACCTTTCCAACCAACAATGGGTGCAAATTTAAGAAGTTTATTATTTGAACCTAATGATGCGGTTACACGATTAGCTCTAAAAGATGCAGTAAGAAATGTATTACAAAAACACGAACCAAGAATAGAAAACATTAACGTTGTTATTGAAGCAACTAATGATGAAAACTCATATAGAATTACTGTAGTGTTTAGTATAAAAGAAAACGATTCAATACAAGATATTGAAATCAATTTAAGACGATTAAGGTAAAGAGATATGGCTACCAATTTAAATGTTACAGAACTTGATTTTGATCAGATAAAAGACAACCTCAAAAACTTCATGAAGTCACAATCTCAATTTAAGGATTATGACTTTGATGGTTCTGGTCTAAGTGTCTTATTAGACATACTTGCATATAATACACATTATAATGCAATGTTGGCACACTTTGCATTGAATGAAGCCTTTCTTGATTCTGCTCAAATTCGTGGTAACGTTGTATCACGTGCAGGTTTGCTTGGATATGTACCTCGATCAGTATTAGCACCAAGAGCAACGGTAAGACTAACGGTCGATGTAACAAATAATGATTCTATTAATCTACCAACAACACTAGTAATAGAAAGAGGTACTAAGTTTACTACGGTTGTTGATGGTGTATCATATACTTTTTCTTCATTAGAATCTCAATCAGCTATTCGAAAAGATACAACAGTTGATAATGTTATTAATAAAACGTTTACATTTGATGCTATACCTATTGCTGAAGGTACGATCCGTTCATTATCGTATCGTGTTGATAACGATATTCAAAACCAAAAATTCCAAATATCAGATGCTGATGCTGATACATCGTCATTAAGAGTACGAGTTCAAAATAATCAACAGTCTGAAAGATTTGATACATATCAACTATTTACATCTTTACAGGATGTTGTTTCAGATACTCAAGTATATCACTTACAAGAAAATTCAAGTGGCTATTATCAAATATTTTTTGGTGATGGCATCATTGGTAAAAAACCAGTTAACGATAATATTGTAACTCTTGATTATCTTGTAACACAAGGTATTGCTGCAAATGGTGCTAACACCTTTGACTTAGTTACAGCATTCCCAACATTGAATGAACCTGAAATTACAGTTGCTACGATTACAAAGGCAAATGGTGGCTCGACTGCAGAAACAACAGAGTCAATTCGATTTAATGCTCCTATTACTTTCCAGGCACAAGATCGAGCCGTTACATCTCAGGATTATGCAGCAATTATTCAAAAGAACTTTCCAAACATCGAGTCGATATCTACATGGGGCGGAGAAGATAATCTTATTCCTGATTTTGGTAAAGCATACATTGCAATTAAACCGCTCATCGGTGAATCATTAACAGAAAACGAAAAAACTGAAATTAAAGCTATCATTAAATCTAAAAATATTGTATCGATAACTCCTGAATTAGTTGATCCAGAATTTACAAATGTTGAACTCGATGTATTTTTTAAATATAATCCATCACTCACAAGTCGATCTATTTCTGCACTGGAATCATTAGTAAAAGATGTTGTACTAGATTACAACTTTAACCAGTTAAATCGATTTGATGGTGTATTTAGACATTCAGAATTGTTGTCACTTGTCGATAATGCAGATCCAGCAATTACAAGTTCTACGATTAGGCCTTTCCTCACAAAAACTATTATACCTTCTGTCAGTAGAGTTAAAAATGATTTTAAATTAACATTTGCTGGAGCTTTCTTTATTGGAAAAGGGAAAGGATATAATATTAATAGTACAGCATTTAAACTTAATGGTGTAGATCATTTCTTTGGAGATCTAGAAATACCAGACTCAGAAAATAGAACTATTATGATATATAAGATTGTTAATAATGAAAATATAATTGTAAATGGTAATGTAGGTTTAATTGCGGCTGAAATTGGTGTTGTTACTTTAAATGATTTTGGTCCGGACGATACAACTCCAATTACTATTACATTATCACCTAATTCATTAGATATAGCACCGAAAAGAAATCAAATTATTAATGTCGATTCTTCTAAAATTATTGCTAAGGGATCTATCGACAATATTGCTTATTCTGGTTCATCTGGAACACTTGAATATTCAACTACAAGCAGAATGAGATAATTATATGTCCCACTCAAGTTTAAAAAATCTAGATTCGTTTTCAAGAGGATATATTGAAGATGTACGTTCAAATGTAGATTTTGATACAACTCTAAGAGCTCTTACCGGTAATGCAATAGAAAACTCTTTGATAATTCAATTAACAGGACCACCTGTTAATATTGTTGATGGAAGCCCTTATTCGGAATTAGAAAATTCAATCATTGGTAAAGTGATATCAGGAAAAGGTATTAGTGGAGTACCTCGAGTAACAGGAATATCTGCTGATGGTTTAATAATAACAATTGATCAAGCTCAGACACTCGGAACCGCTAACCTCCTAGTTGATCCTGATGGTGAAGTAAGTACGACTCAAACAAGTACTGATATAATTGCTCTTACTTTTAGTGATGCTAATTCTGGTATTGATCAATATGAGTTAACCGGTTCTGCTATATCAAGATCAAAAGAAAATATCCGAATTGAAGATCTTGTTCCAGAAGAATTATTAGATTATGCTACTAATTCTGCTTATGGTGGAAATCAGACGGGTGGTATACGTGAATTTTTAGAATCATATTATAAGTTCATGAACCTAGAAGAATTTACATATAAAGCTTTAGATGTATTTGAAGATGTTGTTATCGATAACCAAGCTATTTTTAGAATTAATGTACCAAATAAATTTTTCCAAAGAAATTTAGTAATAGGTGCAAAATTCTTTGATGCTGATGGAATACCATTGCTGGTTGGAGATGAAGATGGATCTCCTTCTCAATCTGGAGATGCATTATTATTAGATGATACTGCTCGTTTAACAGTTGGTAAAAGTTATCAAATTACTGACTTAGGTAATGGTACAATTGCAAATATTGCAACTGGATTAAATAATATATCTGGTCAAGAAAGAACAGAATATGATATAAACGATGTTTTTACTGCTACAAATGATGGTACAGGGTATGATGCAACACAAGGATCTAGTCCAGTAAGTGTAAGGCTTCTCGTTTATCCAGAAACAGTTGATGATATTTTTACTGGAAATATTAGTCTTAGTAATGCTAATGAACTACCTGGTCGGTTAGGAGAAAGTGCTGAACCAACTGGTAGAACTGTAAATATATACAATTTGTCACCAAGATTAAATAAACGTAAAATGCGAATGGAAGTTTACGTTCTTAATTACGTTAATTCAGGTCCATCATATCGTCTAAATACAATTGAAGATTCATTAAATTTGCAAGAAGCTCAGGAAGAGTTTTTAGATTATATGCAGAAGGAAATTGCTCCTTCTTTAGATAAAACTTCACCGGTTGACAAAAGAGCAGTATACGAAAAAATAATTGATTTTTATAAAATACGAGGTTCCTTTGAATCAATTGAAACATTTTTTAAGCTATTATATAACGAACAAGAAGTTCAAGTTAGCTATCCTTGGGATAATACACTAAAACCTTCTGATGGTAAATATGATCCAAGGTCTGCAATTGCTGCTAACTATAAATTCTCAGAAATAGTTGAATCAAGTGATAATGCAAATAATGATTTATTTGGTAAATCGGTTTCTATATCTGGAAAATCAATTGCTGTCGGTGCACCGAATGAAGATTCGAATGGCACTGATTCTGGTGCTGTATATGTTTTTACTACAGCAGACAATGGTAAAACTTGGGCTCAAGAAGCTAAGATTGTAAGTACTACGACAGATGCCGATGTAAACTTTGTTGGAGATCATTTTGGTAGATGTGTATCTCTAAATGGTAATACATTAGCTATAGGCGCGCCTGAAGATGAAACAACTCATGGCGTGGCAGGTACTGGTTCAGTTGAAATTTGGGATCGATCGGTTGATATAAACGGAAATAATATTTGGCGATTTACCACTAAAATTATACCTGGCGCAAGTGACGGTATAAATTTCGCTGCAGGTAATGAATCAATTTCCTTAGACAAAGATTATCTTGCAATAAGCCATGTTGATTATGCTGCATCAGGGCCAAGAGGTGCAGTTGTATTATATAAAAGAACTGGATCAACCTGGAATAAATTACAAACAATAACAGCTCCAAATGTATTAAATTCAGGAGCTTCTCAAAACCATGGATTTGGTGAAACTGTTGTAGTGCGAGGAAAATATCTTGTAACTTCTTTCCAAAATTATTCTACGCCTTCAATTGCAAAAACTGGTAGAGCAGTTGTTTACTTAAAAAATGAAATTACAGGACAATACGAATTAGATAACATATTATCTCCAAGTAATGATATAGCGAACCAAACTTTTGGATATGCTATTGATATTACGAATGTTGAAAATGGAACACCGCGTATTGCTTTAACAAGTCGTGATAATCCATATCATACTGTTTATATTTTCGAAAGAAGTGAAAATGCTGTAGGAATATCATCATGGGTTGCCATTAATTCTTTGCCAAGCTATGTTATTCCTTCTATTAGAGATAATACCACTTACGGAATAATTGTTAGAATAAGTGGAGATAATCTAATTATTGGTGAGCAAGGGTTTGATGATGGTGTTATTACTGATAATGGTAAAATATATCACTATGAATTTAATACTGACACAGAAGTTTGGCAACAAAAGGAACAATATAGAGGAGATACTACAGTTGTAAACCATAACTATGGATTTGCAATAGATATATCTCATGATGAATATAATTATCTAGCTGTTGGTGCACCAGGTAAAATAGATGGTACTGGAAATCAAAAGGGTTTTTTAAGAACTTATGATCGTCCCGCGTTTGCTGGTAATTATACTACTGCTGCAGGATTTTTATCAGAAAAAAGTATAAAGGTACACGACTCTGATTTTTATCAAAAATTCTCTTATGTTGTAAAAGTTGCTCGTAACTTATCACAGTGGAAAGAGCCTTTTGATAAGTTAGTACATCCAGCCGGATTCAAATATTTCGGTGAAGTATTAATGGTTATTCAAGCAGTGCGGGCTATATTAGGTGATGATAATCCTGATACAACTGTAGGCATTGGTACTGATACACAAGTATACGAAAATGCATATAGTGCATCTCCTGCATTTAGAAGAACGTTCTCATCGATGCCAGGTGTTCAGCCAGGCTATATTGGCATTGAAGATATTGGTTTGCTTATTCAAGCAATTGCTTCTACCTTTGGTATTATTGGTATTGCTCGAACAAATAGAGATGCTAAACTAGCTATGAAGTCTGTCACACAAAATGGCGGACTAATTGATATATCAATTGCAGAAGCTGGGCATGGTTATCCTTCAGTACCTGCTATTACTTTAAGCGGTGTCGGATCAGGAGCAACTGCTACTGCTACAATAAACTCTAAAGGTGAAGTTGATAGAGTAATTATTGCTGGTGGGCATAATTCGTTTAACATTGGTGGTATCGCTACAGATTCGGGAAGAGTTCCTGGTACATACACAAGCGTTACAACTGGAGGCTCTCGATCTTCTGGTAGTGGTGCGAGTGGTGTAGTAACAATTGTTGTAGATTCTAATGAAGATATTCACAGTGTTACTTCAACTACAGCTGGTAGTAATTATGAAATAGGCGAAATTATTACAATACCTGGTTCGGCTGTTGGTGGTGGTGATTCATTCACATTTACAGTTGCTAGTGTTGGTACTGGTTATACCATAGGTGGAACTCTTGTTGGAATACAAACACTTGCACAAGAAAATGCAGATGATGGTCTTACTGGTGATAATGAAATTGTTGCAAGTAAAATTGGTAAGCTTAATTCAACATCTTTAGGTTTAGATTTAGTTGGATTAAATAAAAAGGAATATGTCACTACACCATTAGTAACTATTTCTGCTCCTGATGCTCTTGGAGCTGATGGTAAACCTCTAACAACAAACGTACAGGCTACTGCGACCTTAACAAGAGATGTAACAACTAAGCGAATAACTGGATTTACAATTACTAATCCTGGATTTGGCTATTTAAATGATGCTACGATTAAAGTAGAAAGTCATACTGCAAAACGTGCACCTGACTATATGCACAAAAAAATTATACCAGCTAATCATGATGTTGAAATACAAGCAACATTGTCAGAAAATAGTTATTTTGAGCGTAAAAATTATATACCAATAACTGAATATAATGTAAGAGTTGCGTCTAAATCAGGGGATGCTGTAGGTAATGCTTTCTGGCTTAATAATGTTGAGGCGCCGGTATTAACATTAACTCGAGGAGCAACATATAGATTTTTGTTGGATCATCCAAGTAATAGTAATAATGCTCATCCGTTTGAATTTTCTAGAGGACCAGATGGTATACATGCTAATGGACTTGCATACGCAGTTAATATAACTGCTGTTGGACTTCCAGGTACAGACGGAGCTTATATAGAATTTAAGGTTTCGGAAAATGCGCCGAATTTATTATATTATTATTGTTCAAATCATACGGGTATGGGTAACACTTTAAATATATTTGGTAAAAATATGGCTAAAGAAAATCCAGCATTTTTAGGACAAAAGAAATTCCAAGGGAATTATCAAATACACAACTTCGATGAAATTACAATCGAAGATATTTACAACTCAACTGCTGATGGAACTAGTATAAATAATATAAACGCACAAGCTAGTTTATCGAATGCAATTACGAATAAAACACTATAGGAAAAAGTCATGGCCGCTATAATTTCGGGAAATTTTAGATCACTTAATGCTGCAGCTTTTGTTGATGAAGTAAAGGGTGATAGAAGTAACATATACATTGGATTAGGTAAAACTAGTCCATGGGGAGGCACTACTACTGCTAATACAAGTGATGCAGATGCACCTACCCCTACTGATACATTAGATGCAATCAACGAAGCTCGTCAGCAAATGATTGGTATGAAGTTAGTAACTGATAATGACATATCACATGTTGTACCAAGATATGATTGGGTTGCTGGAGCAGAGTTTGTTGCATGGGATTCAACTGATCCAGCTATTTACGATAAAGCTTTTTATTGTTTAACTCCAGATTTTAAAGTTTACAAATGTGTTATTGCTCCCGTTTCAGGTGGTGTATCAGATGTACCAACTCATGTTGATGCAAATATTACTGCAACTTCTGATGGTTATTATTGGAAATACATGTATACTATTCTAGCGGCTGATTCAGAAAAGTTCCTAACAAATTCTTATATGCCTGTTAAAACTTTAACAGAAGAAACTAAAGCTACAGTTGCAGCATCAGTTTCTGGTTCAACAACATTTACAATTGATTTCGAAAATCCTAGAATTATGAAAGGTCAAGTAATTAGTGCAACAGGTGGAACTATTGGTGCTGATACAGTAGTAACTGAAGTAAGTGGTAAAACAATAACAGTATCTGCAACTGTTACCTTGTCTGATGGAGATATTGTAACTTTTGGTGATTTCCTTGTTACTGATCCAAAATATTCACAGCAGCAATCACAGATAACTTCTCGCGAACTTGGTTCAGCTCAAGGTGTACATAGACTAAAATTAATTAATGGTGGTAGTGGTTATAATAATGATGGTTCTGGTACAACTTTAACAATTACAGGCGATGGTAGTGCGATTTCAACCGATGGTCAGATTAGTTCCAATTATATATCTGGTGGAGCATTTATCGGTGATATTATTGTTAGCGCAGCTACAACTGGAGGTTCTTCTGATAATGTTGGTGCAGATTTTAGTGTTGCTCAAGCTTCAATTACTGGTGGCGGTGGTACAGATGCTGAATACCTTCCAATTATTTCACCTCGAGGACGCCCTGGATTTAATACTTCACATTCAAATGGTGGTCATGGTTGTGATCCAGTGTTCGAGCTAGGTGGTTTCTATGTTGGCATTAACGTTCAAATAAGTGGTACTGTTGATACTGAAATTGCTAATACACAAGACTTTAGACAAGTATCACTTATACGAAACCCTCTTGTTGGTGGTCAAATTTCTACTAACCCAGCAAGTGCTATTAACACACTAAAATTCATAACTTATGGTAGTGGCTATGATGAAGAAGCACTTACTTTATCACAGCTTGTGCAACAAAATGATCATGTAGTTGAAAACACTAGCTCTGGTTTTAAAGGATATATAGTTAATGTAGATACAGCTGTTGATAAAAGAAGAATTTATTATTTCCAAAATGATTTAACCGGTTATGTTACAGGTGAAGATGCTGATATGGTAATTAAAGTTGCAGGTCAAGAACAAACTGATTACGCGTTGTCTGCAGCAACTCATGATATTGCATTTAATCCTGCTCCAAGTAGCTTTACTGCTGGATCTGGTGAAATGTTATTCCTTGAAAATCGTGATCCGATTCAAAGAAGTACATCTCAAATTGAAGATGTTAAACTAATTATAGAATTTTAAGAAGAGACTTATAAGATATGGCAATTACAACTGTAAATAGAAATCCTAATAGTGCGTATACTCTAGACGATTTCGATGAAACTAAAAACTATCATCGAGTATTGTTTAAACCAGGAGTTGCTGTTCAAGCTCGCGAGCTTACACAAATGCAAACCGCCATACAAAGACAAATCGATTATCATGGTCAATATACATTCCCCGATGGTGCTCGTGTTGTTGGTGGTAAACCTTCTATTGAGTTAAACTATGACTATATTCAGGTAGAAGATACATTTACAACAGGCGGTACAGCATACGTAACTTCATCATATCTTGCAGATTATAAAGGTAGTACTATCGAAGGTACAACAAGTGGAGTAAAAGCAACAGTACTTCAAGCAATTAACGCAGTAGGTACTGATGCAAATGATTCTACAAAAACTGGTATTTTATCTGATCCAACTGGCGATCCTATTACGTTATATGTTCAATATACGTCTGGTGATGGCGATGCGGCTAATGGTACTGGTGGAACAAATAAAACCTTTTTACCCGGTGAAATAATTAAGCTTTTAAATTCATCAGGCAATGAAATTACTACAAAGAAAACACGCGTAGGTGGATTTGGTAATGGTGATACACTTGACGGTGGTTCTGCATCAACTGCAACTGCTACTGATTTTATTGGAACAGCATTTGTAGACGACACTAATAGTGATTCAGAAATAGCTGCAGCTTCAGCAGTAGGACTTGGTTCTCAAGCTGTTATTGAAGAAGGCGCATATTTTATTAAAGGTACATTTGTTTATGTTAAAGATCAGGAGGTAATATTAGACAAATACACAAATGATCCGTCATATATTATTGGTTTAAGTGTTACAGAATCAGTTGTAACGTCTGTAACAGACTCATCATTAAATGATAACGCTGCAGGTACTACTAATCTATCTGCTCCTGGTGCTGATAGATATCAAATTAGTACTAAGTTAATTAAAACACCAAAGGATTCAAACCCTAATGATGAATTTAACCAATATGTATTATTGCTAACAACTGATCAAGGTGTTATTGCATCTGATAAGTCTAATGGTGATCCAAATAATACAACTGAATTTAGTGCAAGATTAGCAACTAGAACAAAAGAAGAGTCTGGCAATTACTCAATATCACCTTTTAAATATGATGTAAGAAACTATCTAAATAACGAAGGTGGTAATAATGGCTATAGAACTGCTGCAGGAATTATAGCTGATGGAGATGCTGCTAATACTCAAGCGGCTAAAATTTATGGTAATAATCATCTTGCATTTGGTATTGAACCGAATACAATGTATGTAGATGGTTATAGGATAGAAAATCTAAAAACACGATACATAAAAATTGAAAAACCACGTACTGATACCTTAGCATTTGGTGATGTTGAAAGAGAAATAAACTATGGTAATTTCTTTATTGTTGAATCATCAACTGTTAGAGGTATGCCAGATATTAATGACTATACTGTTGCAACGTTGCAATCAGCAAGTTCAGCTAGTACAGCGATTGCACACTTTAAGGATGTTACAGGGGCCGGTCCTACTTCCGGAAGAACTCAACAAAAAGTAAGATACGAACAAGTTCTTGCGCATGCATCTACAAATAACTTTAAGAAAACTGCATCTGATGGAACAGTAACCACAGGTGTTGATCTTACAGTAGGTAATTCTGGTAGTGGTGTCGGTCTTACTTTTGATTTAGAAATTATGTATGACGGTTCTTGTGTTATTACCATGATTGATGGTGGTGAGAATTATGCTACTAATTGGGACCTAACAATTCCTGTGGCAGAGCTCGGGGGTGGATCTACTGCTCTGCACTTAGATGGTACATTACTAGGTATTGGTACATGTCGAACTAGATCTCTTGAAAAACATCCTAGTAGTTCTGATAATTCACTAGCTAGATTACATGTATTCGATGTAAATATAACTCGCGGGTCAATGACAGATGTTAAGGTTATTACGCAAGAGCACGAAGGAGGAGATGGTGGTGATTTCCAAGATTTTACCGCAACGATTCCTACTGCTCATACAGGTAAGCTATTTACGAATGCAAGATCTGGTGGTGCAACATCGATGTTATTCCGTTTACCATATAGATCAATTAAGCATCTCGGATCACATGTATCTCCAACTGCTGAGGTGCCACGAGTAAGGTTAAAGAAAAAAGTTAAATTTAATAAAGCCGCTAATAACTCTACTAGTGCAACTTTTGACTTATCTTCAGGCGAATCTTTATACGGCAATACTGGCTTTTTAACACAAGATGCTAGTGGACTTGCTTTTACAACAAACGTGACAGAATCTGGTGGTACTGTTACTGTTACTGGATTAGATGCAACTGAAGATGACGCTGATTGTAATATTATTATTACTATTGAAAAGACGCAAACTGATCCAACTGGTAATAAATCTTTAAGAACTAAAACACCTCAATGGTCTCAAACCGGTACTGCTCCTTTCACTGGTTATGCATTTGACGGCTATAGCGAAATTAGATTACATAAACCAGATGTTTCTAGAATATACTATGCATATGATAATTCAACTAAAATAAGTGCAACAACTGCTGCTACGGTTAATACAATTGGTTCTACTACGCTGAAGTTAACTGCATCTGTATCGGGAATTATTCCTGGCATGCAAATCGTAAAATCATCTACTGATACTGGTAATCTAGAGCCAATAAGTTATGGAACAGTAGTTAGTGTTGAAGTAGATGGCGGAGTAAGTGTAGTAACTTTGAGTAAACCATTAATTCAAGCTGCTAATAGTCAAGCTATTATTCTTTTTGATAATATAAAAGATCAATTTACATCTGATGATGGTCAAAGAGAAGCATATTACGACGAAGCCAAGTTGATTCCAAAAAATGCTGGTACCGTGATTGCAGACTTAAGAGTTAAATTTAAATATTATTCTCATGGAACTGGCGACTATTTTACAATTGATTCACACAGTGGAGATGATAAAACTTATTACGCTAGACAATTTAATGGTTTACCTTTAAGAGATTGTATTGACTTTAGACCAGTTAAAGCTGTAACAAATGGAACAAATTCTCCTGTATTAGGTAAAGAATTTTCTAGTGGTACAGGTGGTGTAGTCGGTAAGCCACCAGCTCAAGGTGAAAAAGTTACAACTGATATGGAATTTTATTTACCTCGTGTAGATAAAATCATAGTAGATAAAGAAGGAAAATTCGATGTTATTAAAGGTGAAACTGGATTAAATCCTACTATTCCAGAAGATCGATCTAATGCTATGACTCTTTTCACATTATTCTTAAATGGATTTATGTTTAGAGCACCACCTCAAAAAGATTATAAAGTTACGACTCATAACTATAAACGATATCAAATGAAAGATATTGGAAATCTTGATAAAAGAATTAAGAAACTAGAATACTATACATCTTTAAACTTTTTAGAAGCTTCGGCAACAAATCAACACATGGTTGATGATTCTGGTAACCCTTTATTTAAAAATGGTATTTTTGTAGATTCATTTAAAGGTCACAATAAAGGTAATGTTAACCACCCAGATTATTTAAATGCTGTTGACAAATATCAAGGTATTTTAAGACCGCATTGTAATTTTAGAAATGTACCTCTACGTAGATATGTTAATGATATGAATCAGGGCACTGGTACTGAACCTAAGAGTTCTAAGATTGCTCTTAAAAATTCTATATACACATTACCATATACTAACACTACATTTATCGAACAGCCCTATGCTGTTGATAGTATAAAAGTTAATCCATACAATATCTTTACATGGGGCGGTACTATGCATCTTTCGCCCGATAGTGATGAATGGTTAGACACATATCATCGACCAGAAGTAATTATTGATCAAGAAGGTATAAGTGATGCTTTATTGGCAACACTGCTAGAGGAAAATGCTATAGGTACATTCTGGAATGAATGGGAAACAATATATACTGGAAAAGATATTGATCTTGTTAGTGAAAGAAACATGACTTTACAAGCAACACATGGTTGGAAATCTGGTGCGAATACTGTGGATGGAATCGGTGGAGATTGGTTGTCAAATACCACTCATACATATGATTTCCAAAGAGTAGATATTGATGCTTTATTAGCAGAACAAGATAACCCTAATCATGATTGGTTTGATGCTACTGCAACTGGTGGATCAGGCATGAGAATTAAGGTTAATGAAACAATACATGAAGAAACAACTTTTCATAACCAGGCAAGAGAAGGATTCAATAACTCTATTGTTTGGGATACAGAATATGAATCTCAAGGTAGTAAAGTAGTTGAGACAAATGTTATCCCACTTATGCGACCACGCCATATATATTTCAGAGCTGAACATTTAAAGCCTAATACTAGATTCTATCCTTTCTTTGATGGTGTCGATGTAAGCGATTATTGTGTGAGTGTAGAATCTAATTATGGTCCTAATGGCTTTGTTGAGTTTTCACAACAAGAAGAAATTAATGTTAACGCGAATTTTAATAAGACAAGTAGCACACCTCAAGGGCCACTTATTTCTGATGCGGGTGGTAAGCTATTTGGTAAGTTCTTAATACCTAATAATGCATCAGGATTAAGATTTAAAGTTGGTACAAAAGAATTTAGACTTTCCGATGACTCAACTAATAATACAGTTACTGAAGTTTCTTATGCAGAAGCAAGTTACTTTGCACAAGGTCAAGCACAATACTTAGAGGAAACAATTCATTCTACACGTGTTCCAAGTATTGAAACTACGCAACTAGCTGATTCACAAACTATTAGAGAAGATGCAGTAACTAAAGTATCTCAGAGAGTGCAATATATCGATCCATTAGCACAAACATTTATATGTGATCAGTCTGGTGGTATGTTTACAACTAAATTAGATTTATTTGTTGCTCGAGCCGATGATACTGGAGGTACTGCAGAAAAAGCAAGTATTCCATTGCGAGTAAGTTTACGATTAGTTGAAAATGGTATACCTACACAGAAAATTGTCCCAGGTTCTGATGTAACTGTTTATTATAATTCTCAAACTAATGGCCATAATGCTAATGCATTAGTAGTAGGCGATACATACACAATTAGAGTGACAGGTAACGCGAACTGGTCTAATGCTGGTTGGAATGCTAATCATGTTGGACCTAATGGTGATAAGCATGGTGCAACACCATCTGTCGGTGAATCTTTCATATGTACACATGCTACAAATGCTGGTGGTAGTACTGGTATCGCTCGAGCTGAGAATACATGTTATGCAGGTGATGTTACAAATGATGCAAGCGTTGCATGTCCCATAACATTTGAACATCCTGTTTATTTGTCAGAAGCTACTGAATATTCAGTCGTATTAATTGCATCATCTGAGCTTTGGAAAGTATATTTCTCAGAAACTGGTAAATACGATATAACTGGAAACTCATCTCAACCAGCAATGATTGGTAAGCAACCATATAATGGTGTGTTCTTTACATCACAAAATGCTTCTACATGGTCTCCTCATCAATTAAGAGATTTAAAGTTTAATTTATATCGTGCAAATTTCGATGTAAATAGTAGTTCAAGTAATGACAATTATAAAATTAATTTTGTAAATGATAAACTAGAAGCAGATAAGTTAAGTAGTAACCCATTCCATTATATTTCAGAAGATAACTCTAATACTGTAATTAGAGTTAGACATCCTAATCATGGTATGTATACTGGTAATCAAAAAGGAGCTGCTCATAGTGCTTCACCTAGTAAAAATAGCGTAGTTGTTCTAAGTGGCTGTGTTAGCGAAAATGGCCTTACTGCAGCAAACTTAAATCGTAGTGCAGGATTTACGGTACATGATATTGAACACGATTCATATTGTATAACTGTGCCTGGTGCTGCAACAACTGTAGGTGTTCGAGGTGGTGGTACTAATATATTTGCTAATGGTAATGCTCAATTTAATAGTTTTTATCTTTATAATGAAAACTTCCAACCATCTGGAACTAATTTATCTGCTAAGTTTAAAACTATTACCGGTAGATCGATGGACGGTGATAGAGCAGCGAGTCATGGTCAGCAAATGGATTATGCTCCAGTAATCTCTGAAGTTCTTACGTTAAATCAATCTTTTGATACTGAGTTCCCATGTCTAATTGCATCAGAAAAGAATGAGGTTCAAAAGGCAAGTATAATACAGTCGACTTTCTTAAACAAGTCATTCTCTGCTACAATTAACTTTACTAATGAATCTAATTTCCTATCACCGGTGATTGATGGAAGAAGAAACTCGTTATTTTTAACACAAAACAGAATAAGCGATCCAGGATCTTATAATCAATATGCGCCAGACGGTTCATTAAACTTCTATTATGAATCTGTTCAAGATGTGACACAATCTCCTGGAGATATATTGAATCCTTCAAGTTCTACTCAAAATGCATTTTATAATAATAAGTCCGGAGCTGGTAGATATTATACTTCTGATACATCACCCATCGGTGTAAGTAATATAAATAATTACATAACTAGAAATGTAACATTGGAAGATAACGCTAATGAATTAAGAGTTCTTGCTAATATATCAAAAGGCAAAGATTCAAATGTTCATTTATATTATAAAACATCTAGTAATTTAGATGATAACTTTAATCTACTTCCATGGACTTATGCTGCATCAACTGATCCAATTTCAGAAGGTTCAGGCTTTGATAATGTTGAATGGATTATTAATCCAGGAGCAGGTCCAGGTTGGCGTGGATTTAGTGTTTTTGCATTAAAAATAGTATTAACTGGTAAAGATTCATCTAATGTTCCTATGGTAAGAAACTTTAGAGCGATTGCGGCAACTTAATATAATGAAAGAGAGATATGAAAAAGTACAAGATAATCCATCACTAGTTCGTGATAACGGCTCTGGCGCGATTATAAATATAAATGAAACTGCATATAAAGCAAGATTAAGACAGATAGAAGAAACCAAAAAGCATGCTCAACAGACTGAAAAGATTGATAAACTCGAATCAGACGTTGAAGAAATTAAAAACTTATTAAAACAACTAGTGAGTAAATAATGGCGCAAAATAAAGAAACAAGAATACCAAAGACTTCAACGTTTGAAGAATGGAGACAGTCCTCTAACCAAGTATCATTTGATCTAGGTCCGATTGAAAGTGATAGTAATAAAAATGCAGATTCTCTAGATAAGGAAACTCGTCTTACCGACCAAGCTAAAACAATTAACGTATCTACTGGTGTATCTACCGCAACTTCTGCAGACGTTGGTGCTTCTGCTCCATGGCAAGGTTGGAACGAGTTTTTCGCATTAGATGGTTCAACAGGTAAAGGCGCCTTATTAGGTGGCTTTGGCGGTACAGCTTCTGGTCTTGGTGTCGGTGGTACTGAAATAGATGATCAGAAATTTAGTGTTGCTGTAGACGGTGACATTACCTTAGCTTCTAACACAAGTGTTTACGCTAATAATGATCTACGAGCTACGACGGGTGGTACTAATTATGCTCGAAGCGGCGGTGATGGTGGAGCATATCTTGAGTTTAATACTTTCCAAAAAAATACTGCGTGGAGAGGTAAAACCTTACAATTTACTGGTGATATACAATCCAGCAATTTACATTCAAGATATGCTGTAGAAGCATATATTCGAACACTAGATATAACTAATGATTATGCTCTTCTTTCTGAAGCAGTAGCTGTAATAACTTCAGCAAATGATTGGGATATATCACTAGATATCGAAGAAGGTAGTAATGTTGAAGTTCAAGTTGGTTTCACTTTTGGTGGTCGAAATGCCGAAGAAGATTCATCTGGTGGCTTTGACGATGGATCAATGATTCTAGAAAATGTTGAATTAAATGTATCTATTGGCGCAAGTGAAATCATTGATCTTGATGAAGAATTTATTCGAGATCAATCTAATGGATCTAATGATGTTGGTATGAGAATTGATTTAGCTACTGATAAAAAGCTCGATATGACTGCAGGTTATATTATTATCGATAACCAAGTCGCTGCAGGTGCACCTGCAGATTTTACAGCAGGAAATTCTGTTCATCAGTTTACTGGCAACAGCTCTAGTAATGCTCGCGAGTTTGCCGCCGATATTATAGGTGTTGTACGAGATTCAACCGGAAATAATATTGCAAAACTTCTTATTACAAACGCTGTAGGTACATTTAATCCGGGATTAAATCTAGGTTCAGCTGATAATTATGCAGCACAACAAATTCTTGCAGCTCGATTAGTTAGACAAGTTGTCGGTTCACTTGATTTTGGTTACGTTCGAGTATATAAAACAAATAGTGGTACTACAACAAAATTAGAACAGAATGTTACTACTGCAAATGGTTTCCACTTACCTCGCGCAACCTTTGCTTTACCATTTAGCGCAAGTACTACATTGCCAGCATCATTTATAGAAGGTGAAAGAATTTATCAAACTACCGATGGTAATGTAGAGTCAGCATCGAACATTGCATCATTTAGTGCTGTTATATTGACTGGTGTAACATCATCAAAATATGGTCTAGGGACTAATGGTGGATTTATACTGTATGATGTAATTGGTACTTTTAATCCAGCACGAAGATTAAGAGGTACTACAACTGGAGCTGCTACGGTTGAGGCAAGTAAATTTACTGCAGCTCATACTGATTGTGTAATAGACAATACATTCTCATCTATTATTCGACTAAATACTCCTGCAGTTACTGGTGATACATTTGAAATTGAATTTGCTAGTGCGGTTGATGCAATCGTAGAAGTACAAGATGACATTGGTAAGATTGAAGATCTTGCAACTAATACTGTTCAAGCAGGATTTGGTGCTACTGGAGACAGAAAAGCATTTGATACTACCGATCTTGTTACAACATTGAATACATTACAAGATATGATTGGTAATGCTGAAATGCCAATTATTACTAATAATACACATTTGGTTCCAGCAAATGTAAATACTATTAGTGGTTTAGCTAAAAGCGTAGTTGATTTTATTGGTAATACTGATTTATCAGATGCAAATTTAGGTGCTACAGCTAATACATCTTCTACTTTGACTGATGCAATTACAACAATTAAAACCTTTATTGGTAGTACAGATATTTCTGATATTACTACGGGTGAAAATATTACTACTACTATTGCACAGCTTCATGATGAAGTCGGTGATGTTACAACACTAGATGCAACGGGTTCGGCAACTGCTGGTGGATTTGATACCGAAGTTCTTACAACGGCTCTTATTGAATTAAGAACTCTTGTATGTCCTGGTGATATCGATGATGCTCAGGCCGCGCTGTCTGCTAATGTAGCACCTGCTGATAACTTCGTCGCAACTACAAATACTGATGGTATTGTTGAATTACAAACTATTGTTGGTGATAGAACTGGTATTAGTGTAGATAATCTCATTGGTACTGCAGCTGCAACAAATACAATTGTTGGCCAAATTAATCATATTAAAGCAGAAATCGGTACTGCTGCATTATTAACAACTTCTAATGGTGATATTGCGTCTGCAATTAATGAGCTCGAAACAAATATCCGCGGAACAGTAAATAATTACACTATTACAGATAATCTACCATCTGACATCACCTATACTGTCGATAATGGTATTATAACTGCGGTTAATACTTTAACATCATTTGTCGGTAATACCAGCCTTGATGCGATAGGGACTTCAAATACAATTACTTCAGCTGTCGATAAAATGCACACTGAGCTTGGAGAACCAGATACCTTAAATGCTACGACTACTGCGTATAACGATACTAGTGGTGAAGAGACTGATGGTGTTGGTGGATTCAGAAATGCCGTAGCTGAAACAGGTTCTGAAGCAACAGTAGTATCAGCATTGACAGAATTAAGACAAGCGCTCGTTGGTAACACTGCAAACTTAGCAGCAGTTACAAATGCTCGAGTAGACACAACAACTAGTGCGACAATTCAAAATGCAATTACTGACCTAGCTAATTTGGCTGGTTATAGTAAAACAAACGTTATTGATTCAATATTAGAAATTCAAGATTTAATGGGTGATGTTACTTCACTCAATAATGCTACAAATGATTTTGATACTAACAGAATTACTGATTCACTAATTGAATTAAAAACAGCTCTTGTTGGTGCTGGTGATCTTACAACTAAGATTGCTACTTTAGACGATGATTCAACAGACTTTGCTGGAACAAACGTTGTTGACGCAATCACTGAAATTCAGGCTGATCTTGGTCAACAAAGTCTACTAACTGCATCGCCATTCCATGCAGACTTATATACAACTACTGACTCGGATGTATATGCTAGTACAGATTTCCAATTGGCAATTAACGGTATAACTGCTGCAATCGGTTCTCATGATATTGGTGCAGCAGTTAATACTGGTAACGAAACTCTTACAAATGCAATCGCTCAATTAAGAACTGACATTGGTGATGTTGGTGCAAGCGGTGTAAATTTAACTACAACTGCAGGCACCCTCGGCGGTGCAGCTAACGAATTACATGCCGAAATTGGTGAAGTTCTTGATCTAGATAATGCTGTTGGTTACACCCAAACTACCTTAGTTCCTGCAATTACTGAAATTCAAGGATTAATTGGTAATCCTGTTGCTACTACTGCTAACTTAGGATCAATTAATACTCGAGTCCAAAAAGATACTGATGCTGAAGTTGATGCTTCAGAAAGAACGATTACATTGGCAGATACAACTGGTATCGTAGCAGGTATGACAGTTCTAAATATAGAAACTGGTCGTACTTCAAGTATTGCAGCTGGAACTAAAGTAATAACTGTTAATGCTGATAATATTATTGTAGATACAGATGTTGTTTCAACAATCAATAGTGGTGATACCTTACGATTTGATGTTTCTACTGTTGTAAATGCAATTAATGCTATTGATGCTGGTATTGGGCAGGAAATTAATCCAACAACAATGGGTACTACTGCAGCTACGTTAGTACCGGCAATTAAAGAAATTACTGATGAGCTAGGTGATGTAACTGCAAGTAACCTAGGTACTACATCAAGTACTATTGTGACATCGATAAGAGAATTAGTTGATGGAACAGATGCTGCAACCGTTACAGTTAAAAATACTAGTGGTCAACAACCAACAGGTAAATTAAATAGAGTATCAGCTAGTGCTCAAACACTAATCGGTGATATTGACTTTAATTCACCTGGAGATGGTGCAACAAATACAACTACGTTAACGTTTGGCGCAAATACGGTTCTTGATGTTTCGGCCGGTACCTTAAAAATGTCATCAGACGCTGCTGGCGTATTTAATGTTTCAAGTGCATTTATAAACCTACAACCTTCAGCAAATACTGGAGCAGGTTTACAAGTTGATCGTAGTGGGATTACAGGTGCTACTATTGAAACAGGCGAAGATGCAATTATACAGTGGATAGAATCTTCTGTTAATACTAATAATCCAGCATCAGCTCATAATACTAGCGATATTGCATGGCACGTAAAAGGTCTAACATCAGCAACAAGTCCAGCTGATTATAATAAACCTAACGTTGATTTCCAAAATGCATACCGTCTATTTGGTATTGGTACAACTAATGTTGCTAATAGCATGTCTAATGTAACAGTTACATGGGATGCTACAAATCATAACTTTGATGTTTCATTAAACGATACAACTACTGATATGACAGGTGGTGGTTCTGGACCAGTTGGATCAAGTGCAACTGCCGGTTTGACTGCATGGGGTACAACTGGTAAGATTCCTCAAATTCATGTGGATCGTCAGGGTCGAATTGCAGGTATTGCAGAAGTCGATATGGCCAACTTCCTCGGAACATTTAATGTTCTAGGTGATAGTGGTACTCAAACAGTTGCATCAGGTAATAATCTTAAATTTGTTGGTACTGCAGGTGAAATTGAAACTGCTGTAACTGATGTAAGTGGTACAAGAACTGTAACAATTGGATTGCCTAATAACGTAGATGTTGATGGAACCTTTGGTGCGGCTGGAAACGTAAATCTTGTAAGTGGTAATGCCGCAAGTAGTACAATTACACTTGGTGGATCTAATACAACTACTACTATTGCAGGTGTTCTTAATATTCCAGGAACACTAAATGTAACTGGTACAAATAACTCTGTTACAGTATCTAATACAACAATTACTGGTGATGCTCTTGTTTTAAGAACTGAAGATAATTCAGTTCCTGCTAATACCGATACTCCTAAGTTTGTTATTAATAGAGGATTCAATTTAACTAAGAATAGTACTCAACTTGTTGCGGGTAAACGATATAAGATTGTAAGCACCACAGGTGATGGATTTACCAATTTGGGTGCAGATAATAATAATGTAGGTACAGTCTTTACAGCAACAGGCGCCGGTTCAAGTAATACCGGTACAGCTAAACTTCAACGAGACGAAGCAGCAATTGTATGGAGTGAACAATATGATCAATTCATATTAACTCGTGGTGGTGACGCTGGTGCGGTTAGTACTAACACTCAGCAAGGTGCAATCATTGCTCAAGGTGATACAATTGGATCTACTACGAAGTTTACTGCTGCTGCAAATAGTGGCAATGAAGATAAACAAGTGCTCTTCGCGGATGTTACAAGTTCTACTTCACAGCTTCAAAGAAATAGTGGTTTATTATTTAATCCAAGTGCAAATAAGCTTACATTAAGCAGTGGTCAATTAGACCTTGGTAATTTTAAACATCTTAATGGTGTGACTCATATTAATACTGCCACGAATGCCAAACCATTACATATAAGCCGAGATGGCAGCCTTCTATCTCAGGTAATGAAAGTTGGTGTATCTGATCGAGAAGTGATATTTAATTATATTGAAGATACATTAAATGAAAATAAAAACAACTTCGGTACATACAAATTCCTCTTGAATGGTAATCATGGCGATGCTGATGAAGTTGCTGATCGAGTAGCGCTTGTCATCGATAAAGATAGAATTACTACTCGTGGCCTTAAAGTTAACACTAATGGTATTGATGTTATTGGTGGCTCTACGACACTT